GATCTGCAACTCCAGACATGTCGGCGATCTGAATAATTCGTTACCATCGTCGGAGATATATGACATGCATTGATACCCCCGCTTAGGATCATACGCTGAACCACAATAAGGACAGGCCTTGCGGTTCCTGTAGATCCCACCCGCCAACTCGGCATGGTGCCGATACGATTGCTCCATGGGGTTCCTGGTCATGCTATTGCCTCCTAGTAAGAGAGCGCTATCAGCCGTATGCTAATAGCTGTGGCACACGCTTGCTGTAGTGAACAGTAAAGAACGTGTTATATAAAAAGGGGGGATAACCCCCCCTAGTTAGTCGGAAACGAGATTGCGCACCTCTCGTCCCAACGACCTCGCGTTGTGGAATCCAAGCCCATTCGCACGGGCATTGTCGCCTCTCCACCCGTTACTCGCCATATCGATGAGGGAGTTAAACTCCTCAGCGGTAGCGGCGGACTCCATCTTCTTGCGTGACAGCTCGACCAGCCTCTCAAGCCGTTCGATCTTCAGCAACAAGCGGTTGACCGCCAGCCTGTTGAAGCGCCGCTGGATCAGCTTCACCTCAGCGCTAGTGGCGTGGATGGGCTCATCATCAGCCCCACCGGCTTTCTTGATGAGGTCGTCGACCTTGTCCTCCAGAGCCTTAGCCCTGGCCTCATCGACCGCCGCGACGTCGTTCTTGTGCTTACCCATGTCTGCCTCCTCGTTAGGGTTGAAGGGTAGCAACCAAACACTAACAACCAAAGTCTAACAGACACCCCTCTTAGNAAAGAGGGGCCTGTTATAGATGCTGCTCTCGCACAAATTATTTGCGCAACAAAACCCCCATCACCATCTATCAACTTTCCTAGAGCGTATAAAAATAGCTTAAAATAGGTTTCTGGAATTTTTTTAATATTGGGTATAGTCGTGTAAAGTGGTGTTATGGTGGCGTTTGGTGAAATTGGGGAAAATTCCCCACCTTGACAGCTAGTTGACGAGTGATAGTCTGCGAGTCGATTGAGAATGGGGTGGTGGTTGGGGAGGGGTGGAGAGAAGAAGTAGTGAAGGTTTTGGGAAAGGACAGATAATGCCGGCGATTTACGGACATATGCGAGGTTCTGGTGGTCAAGAGGTCTACCGGTTAGGCCTATTGGCGTCGGAGCCGTACAAATTGCTGGGTTGGTGGCTACGGAAGGTGCGTCCTGTGTTGTATGCGGAGCTAGTAGCGGCTGATCCCGGCATTTTCGAGTCCAGGGAGGGGTTGATCGGGGCATTCAAGGCTCTGGCTTCTTTTCTGGCCGATGGTGAGGCCGGAGAGGGCCCTGTAGCGGCTCCTAAGCGGCGCAAGAAGCGTAAGGCCCGAGTGTCGGAGCGTGTGATGGACGAGGCTGTACGGGTCGCCAAGGGCCGTAAGCGGATTCCTCGGGATAAGAGCGGCGGAGTCAATGAGGATTGAGGAATATGCCAGCAGGGGTGGCGGTGCCCCGAACAGGCATGTGATATATGAGCCTGAAGAGGCGAAGGCCGAGGGGATAGAGTTCCTTAATGAGTGGCGTGATGCGGAGCGCAAGGGTCAATGGGTTCTCACGGAGGACGGATTCGTTGTCGAGTTGCTCAATTTGGGGTTACGCAACGATAAGTTGGCCTGGGTGCGAACCTGCACGGGTTCCTTCACAGTGGCTCAGCGGCTCGATACGGCTCATAGGGCCTGCCGGTGGACATTCAGCGGTAAGCATCCCGGGATCAGGGAGAATCGCANGNNGCNCATTTNCGCNNATCTGNTGNCGANCNGTNNCNATTTGNAGACGNCATATCTGCANACACACGANAAGNCNAAGCCANGATGGCGTATAAAGTACAGGGCAATGACCCTGTTTCAGAGTGAGGCGGTGCAAGAAGCTGTGGCAGAGAAGCTAGATGACATACTGAAAGAGCTCAAAATCGACAAAAGGTTCGTCTTGAGTCGGTTTAAGGACTTAGCCAGGGACGCCGATAAGGACGCTGTGCGTCTAGGGGCGTTGAAGGAATTGGCTCGGATGGTTGGTATAGGGGAGAAGGCGCCCAAGGTTGGCGGGCTATTCGGTGCCTTTGCTGTTGGGGAGATGGCTAAAATCGGCGAACAGGTCACTAGTGGGGAGCTTCCTGCTGGTGTAGAGGTAGTAGAAGAGAGCGCCGATGTCTCTCAAATAGAGGATTTCGTCGATGGTTGACGGAGGGGGTAATCGCCCGATGGTGCTGCCTCCCGTCGGATTGCGGTTGCCCTCTCTGCCTATAGACGGCCCAGGGGGCGTATAATGGGCATGAGGTTGATTCTAATGACCCCAACGGGCCCCAAGGCACTATCAAGCTTCTTCGTAGAGAAGCCCGAGAGAAGCGTCCCAGACGCCTCTGGGTGGTCGGATGCTCCTCCGCCTATGCGGACAGTGCGGATGGTTACGGAGTCGGTAGATGGCACGCTGTGCAGGGAGATCCCTACAAATCGGCTTGCGCAGCATGTAGCGGGGGAAGTAGGTTTGGCAAAGGCGTGGTATAAGGCCGCGCTATGCAACAGTGAGGCCTCTGAGTATTGGGGCAGTAAGGAAGGCGGACGAAATGCCTGAAGTCGTAATCGACAAGGATAAGCTGCGTGAATATGTAGCTCAGACCCTCAACACGGCTGAATTGAGCCAACAGCTCGGTAAGCTGAAGGACATCGACTGGAATCCGTTTGATGAGGACGGTGATGAGTATGTGGGCCTTTGGGCCGAGATGAAGCATAACTGGGATGTTGTGTGGACCTTCCTGCTCTACGCCTGTAGCTTGGCGGAGAACCTGGTGGTCGATGGGCTGTCCCTTGAGGCCCCGCAGAAGCACGACCTGGTGGTTGGGGCGTTGGACGATGTGATCCATCTAAACTGGTATCTGGAGCCGTTTGACGGCCCTGCTCTGGGTATGCTGGTAAAAGCGGCTGTCTCGTTCTTGAACAAGGTTGGCTGGGGCGATGAGATCGAAGGGTTAGCCAAGGAGAAGGTCGAGCTCGCCAAGGCCGATAGCGGATACAAGGAGATCGGATGAAACGCCTGACTGTTCTATTCGTCCTAGTGGTCCTGATGGTAAGTGGAGCGGTCCTGGCCCAACAGCCGCGCCCGTTCTACCAGAACGAGGCTAATGTGGCCACAGACACCCTGACGATCCATTATGCGCTCAAGGGGCGCTTTGGTGACATTATGGCGAGCGCTATCACGGTGTATTCCGATTCGTCCCTGACGCTCAGCTACAACCTGGACAACCGAAGTGAGGCCCAGCAGGCTATCTCGTGGATGGTGACCCCACAGGCGACCCTGCAGACCATTGCCGGCAAATACACCTATCTGGTCGGTCGGTTTGAGTGGCTCCATGTGGAGAACCTGGCGGGGGCGAATACCTCTATTGTCGGAGAGTATTGATGCGGAAGACCATAGCCTTGATTCTCGCGGGGGTTTTCGTGGTATCTAGTGCCACGGCCTTCCCGCGTGTAATCAGGTTCGGCGGGGACAGGGCTCGGGCTGTTATGGCCGAGAACAACAACAGTGTCATGGTCGTTCCCAACCTGATGCCGTACTCCGAGGACTTTGAGACGACGGCGCTATGGGCCAGCCAAGGCACACACATCAGCTACACGGCGGGACAGGCCGATCCCTTCGGCGGCTACAATGCCACCTTCATTTACAACAGCACGACCCCGTGGACGGTGTCGCCACAAATAAGGACGCAGAACGGTTACCTGGATGCCATCTTGGTTGGCAACGGGCAGTTCTGCTTCTCGATCTATGTGCAGGAAGTCAATGTAAATCCCGGCGAGAATTTTCAGCTAAGGATCTGGAACTCCACTAAGAGTCAATACAGTTATGTCCAGGTCAGTTTCGACACCAACAAGATCGGCGCCATCGCCTACACGGGCAATGTGGACGCCTACGGGCTTGATGATGTTGGCGGCGGGTTCTATCGGGTATGGCTGGGGATCGATTGGGGGGCCAGGGGCTACGATGGCGATGCGATCACATTCCGTTTCTGGCCGTTCTCGGCGGACCTGACCACGTACCACGGCAGGACGGTGTTTGGGGCGCAGATTAACGAGGGGCTGACACCTTCGCCCTACATGAAGACGCCATGAGACGCTTAGCCGCAATAATGGTAGTAGTGTCGGTTGTGTTCTGCGGAGGCAACAGGCCGCATGCGGTTATAGTGGCGGCGAGGAACAACAATGCGGCAACGACCCCATCTGGGCCTCCTCCAGATACAACGCCGCCTTCGCCTACCAGCGCGGCGATCACGGCTTGTGACGATATATTACAGGCGCAGGGTTTTGCGGCCTACTACGACGAACCTGTGACCTATAAGACGCAGATTGGCTATGGGACGAAACTGGCGCACATCACGATGGGGGCATGGAGCGCGTGGTCAACTGTGGCCGAGCCCAACCCGTCGGCGTGGCTCAATACAGGCAGGGTCATGGGAGCGACTGAATACTTCAAGTTCAACATCATCGCCAGGGACACAGCGCTGAATGAGGGCGCCATGCAGTCCGCTTATTTCCAGGCGGTAGCAGGGAGTTGCCCATGAGGAAGCGTCTGTTGTTGCCGGCAATCGCATTATTCGTAGCCGCGGCTGTAGCGAGTGCGCAGTTCAGTGGGCCGCTACCAAGACATGTGACAATCGATCCGTCTGTAGCGGATAGCGCCTATGTAATCGACCTAACGCTCTATTCAGGCATGGCCCTACCAAAGCCAGCGAAGATCATAACGGTGAGGTCCACTGCGGATGCGGTAATAGTTTTCGCTGGTGATAGTTACTGGTCTAACAATAGTGACACGACTGTAGTGGTACCAGACACATCCGGCACGGTGTCCGCTGGGAGAAAGCTGATGCTTACCGGGGACATCTACTCCTTGACAATCACTACAGCGGTCGCTGGGGCCACGATTGAGGTATGGGGTGAATACTAGGCTGGCGGCAATTCTGTTGATGCTGGTTTCGGCGACAGCGCTGGCGTTGCCTGGGATCAAGCTATCCAACGGCGAGGACGCCTACGCGTACCTCAAGAGGAGCGTTGACGGCACGGGCAACCTTATCCTCTACCCCGACGACTTCTCCCCTGAGAACGGCTACTGGGCGGCTTCAGGGCTCCGTTTCATGGCCTCCTCTCCGGACACCTGCCCCGGGTTCGCCATTAAGGCTACAGGCATGCACGGGACAGGGAGTCGCCAGTCCCCCAAGTACATCTATGCTGAGAACGCTGGGGATCTGACTGGCGACTCCTATTGTTTCAGCATCTACACGAAGCTGGATGGTTTCTTCGCCCCTGACGACACCACACAGCATTTCGCCATTTCGGTCGGATCTGTCCCTTCGAACCCCATCGGTCGGGTCAAGTGGGACTTCGATGCGGGCGGAAGCGCCTCCATCATCTATGAGGGTTCGGCTGTCGTCAACGCCGGTCAGGACAGTCTGGGTGGCGGCTGGTGGCGTATGTGGGAGGTTGTGGACGGGGCCTATCTAATGGGAACCGGGAAGACGAAACTGCGTCCTGCGATATTCCTGTCGTCAGGCCCGCGGTCGTTCATCCCCGATGTGTTCCCCGAGTACGAGTTCCTTCGCGGTGGGTATATCATCGGGGCGCGGCTTGAGGTCGCAACAGCCCCGGCGCCTGTGGATGATGTCATTCATTATGGCCGTCAGTATGTCGCTGGGGACATGGGCACGACCACGGTGCCACAGCCGCCAAATCTAGGCCTATCGTATCCTGGCAACGAGCTGAAGTATTCCTACAGCCAAGAGGCGGGTATCGGGATCATCAGGCTTGACGCACACTGGAGGGACTTACAGGACGGGACCACGCTGGCCTACAACGACACCGCCGGTTTTTATGGCAGAATAGAAACCCTGGAGTCCATGGGGATAGAACCGTATATAACATTCATTTCCGACAACGACGAGCTGACCTGCACCTTCTCCGACACTACATGTATCTTGGCGACAACCCCTCCCGAGACTCTGCTACTCGACCCGACACACAACGACCCGCTCAACGCTCTACCGCTGGATATGACCCAGTGGTACGACTTCGTGAACCATGTGGTCGAGAACCTTGACGATACACCGGTAACAGGGTTCAGTATCCCAAACCCCGTGAAGTGGTACTCGATAGCGAACGAGTGGATCACGGCTAAGAACACCAACGGTGGGTTCATCGGCAACATGTGGAACGGGCTATATGAGGGCATCGAGGACTATGCGAACTCGGCATACTCGGCGGTCAAGGCGGCGTATTCGAGTGCCAACTTCGTAATGGGAGGCGGGCCAGGTACAGCGGACCTTGGGGCGGCAGTGGTGGATTCTTGCGAGGCCACTAGAACCTATTTCGCTGACTACACCATCTTGGCTCCAGCAAACCCAACGAGGGTTCTGGAGGCTTATGATCTACGGCATAACTACACTTCACAGACAGCTATCGATGCGATCAAGGCGATATACAAGGCCATCAGCTTTGATTATCTGACCCTCCACCAGTACGGGCCGCTGGCGCACAACAAGACCCGATATGGCTATTGGGATTCTGTTTCGGTAGCCGATACCCTGAACGCCCTTCACCCAGGCCAGCCGTTCAACTTCACTTGCGACGAGGGCGGTCCTACTGACCTCTGGGCCGACTCTCCGTTGGACCCGCAGTACCCAGACAGGCTTACCTGCGACGACATGAGCTGCGACCCTGGAGGCGTTACATACCTCGCCCTGAATGACACCACGAAATTCAGTGGCGTCTGGTTCGATAATCTCGATGCGCAGGCCAAGGGGATGCCGTTCTTCATGTGGTTCCGGATGTTCATGAAGTACGGCGAGAGTAGTCCCGCGAGCAAGATCGCCCTTTGTGATTCGCTGGATAACAGGACTAGTGGGTTCTACGCCATGAAGCATGTAGCCGCCCTGTTCGATAGTTCGGCAACGGTTATCCAGTATGTAGGCCAGAAGTCTGCGTGGAAGATCACCTATGATGATGGCAAGGAGGCCATTATAGGGATCTCAGTTGATGGCGAGAAGTACATCTCCATAGAGCCGTCATTCGCCCCAGCGCTGACCTACTACATTATCGGCCCTGATCTGGGCGGATACGAAGTCGTCCCCAGCATAGACGACACAGACACAACAAGGGTGGTAGTCGGCCAGCTTCCTGTGGTGGTTAGCCAGGAAAGCATCATGGAGATCAAATGAAGAGAACGGACATAGACAAGGAAATAATCTCTGACGAGATGAAATTTCGCCAGTGGGTTATTACTAAGTTGACTATGATGGAAGCGAACACACCTGGCAAAGCGGCCCCGTGCCAGCTAAATAATCTGCGCCTTGAGGAGGCGGCTAAGGAGCGAAGCAAAATTTCCGACAAGTTAGATGCCGTGGCCGACAAGGTGTCTTCTGGATCGACACAGGCGGCTATTATCGGGTCAGTAGTCAGCTCGCTGATAGTGGGACTTGGGTTTCTACTCAAGCTATAGGGAGGTGTAGCACTTGGACGAACAGCAGCGGCAGGTACTAAAGATAGCCTCAGAGAGCATCGAAGCCTTTGGCAAGATGTTCCTGCCGAAAGCAGTAAGCGCCGCTACTCCTGATTTCCATAGGGACATCTATCAGGACTTGCAGGACAACTCGATCAAGCGTCTTGCCGTCATCGCTCCTCGTGGCCACTCCAAGTCTACAGTGACTTCCATCCTCTATGTTCTGTGGCGGATTCTGTTCAAGCCGGCAGACGAGGATCTATTGATAGTGATGGTGTCGGAGTCACAGCAACAGGCGATCAACTTCCTCACTATCGTCAAGACCAACCTTACGGACAACCCGCGGGTGAACGCCTTCTTCGGCGACATGTCAGGGAAGAAGTGGACCGAGGACGACATCACCTGCGCGAATGGCTCCCGGGTTATAGCCCGGGGCACGGGGCAGAGGATCCGCGGTACGGTTGGCGGAGTCCTTGGTGTCACCCGACCGAATGTATTGATCTTCGACGACTTCGAATCAGAGACTAACAGCAACACCCGTGATCAGATAATCAAGAACAAGGACTGGCTGCTCAAGGCTGCTTTGCCTTCTCTGGCAGATGACGGTCGGGCGATAGCCATCGGCACGATCATCAGTCAGTTCGCCTTCCTGGCCGATGTCCAGAAAGAGGGTAGCGGTTGGAAGACGCATTTCTATCAGGCGTTCAAGGACGGGAAGATCGGCGGAGAGCCCCTGTGGCCAGAGCGATTCCCTAAAGAGCGGCTGATGGAGATATACAAGTCCTACGACTCAATGGGCAAGCGCTCCGCCTTCTGGCAGGAGTACATGAACAAGCCTATTGACATTGATAGCCAGACATTCCAAGAAGCCGACTTCCGTTACTACAGCGGGTCTATTATCTTGGTAGACGACATTCAGCCGTGTATCCTTGGCAGGGACCACCCGATGCAGGAGGAGGAGGGGTACCCAGACGACTTGGTGATTCCTCTCTCGGTGTCCCTGGGTGTCGATCTGGCGATCAGTGAGGCCTACGAGGCGGACTTCACGGTGATAATGCCCTTGGCTATAGATGCGTCAGGCTACAGGCTGATCCTGCCCTTCCTGCGGTTCAAGGAGCCCGACATCGATGTTCTTGTCCAGAAGATCCTCGATACTGCCATAAGCACAGGATGCGGCAGGGTGAACATCGAGGCCATCCAGTTCCAGCAGGCGGTGGCGAACCACTTCCAGAAGAAGATGATGGAGAGCGGGCGATATATGGTTGTAAGCTGTACCAAACCCAGGACCAGCAAGGACAGCCGTATCCGTTCGCTCCAGCCGCTATTCAAGTCGCACAAGATTTTCCACCAGGAATGGATGCACGAGCTTGAGGACGAGCTTATCAACTATCCTCGGGCTGGTCATGATGATATTCCAGACGCCCTGTGGCTGGCCGAGCAGGAGGCTATCCTGCCCGACATGGACCCGTTCATCGATGGTGAGAATACAGAGCACAGAGAGGAAGAGGCCGAGTCATGGCTCGTTCTTTGAAGAAGCCAGACGAGATCTACCATATCTGGGATTCGTACCGATCCGAGCGGGAGCAATGGGCGGTGGAGGCCGCTAATGACGAGGACTTCTATTTCGGGAACCAGTGGACGAGTGCTGACGCGAAGAAGCTGGCCGAGAAGGGGATGGCTCCGCTTGTAATCAACCGAGTGATGCCGGTGATCCAGCAGGAAATGACGATGTTCCTTGGCCGCCAGCCTCGCTTCAGGTATGTAGCGGCAGAGGACAGCGATGTAGCTAAGGCCGGCATATTCGGCGGTATCAGCGATCATGTCTGGGCGATCAGCAACGGCGACCTGCAGATAGCGTCAGCAATGCAGGACTACTTCGTGATGGGCGCCGGCTACATGATGGCTCATATCGACCGCTACGCCGACGAGGGCCGTGGTGAGGTGAAGGTGCGGCATGTGCCGGTATGGGATGTCTACCCCGACCCCAACAGTCGCCTGATCGATCTTTCTGATGCTAGGCATATCTTCATTAGTCGTTCGATAGACCGCGATGGGCTTATCTACATGTACCCCGATAAGGCCGCGGCTATCAGGCGCGTCGATATAGATGAGGCCTATGTCTCTGACAGGCCCGAGAGTGGCACCTACAAGAACGGAACAGTTTCCCCTGCCGATATATCCTATGACGAGCCAGGAGGCGCCTACGGGAAGATCAGGGCCATTGAGAGCTATTCTAAGATCATGGTCCCATTGCTGAAGCTGGTAGATACCAGAACCGGCGTTACGATGATCGTTGATCCGAAGAAGTTCGATAAGAAATCGGCTTCTCCGTCAGTGCGGGCCATCGAGCTGTATGAGCCCCGCATCCAGGTATCGGTTACTGCCGGGAAGTCCGTGAAGCTGGACGAGTATATGCTCCCGATGGACATCTACCCCATCGTGTCCCTCTATCTCCACCATTCAGGGACTCCGTTCCCTGTTGGCGATGTCCGTATGGTGAAGGGGCTACAGCAGGAGATCAACAAGCGGCGATCCATCATGATCCATAATGCCGCCGCCAGTAGCAACACGCGATGGCTAGCCGAAAAAGGAACGATCCCTAACAAGGCAGAATGGGAGCGCTCAGGGAATACGCCCGGGGCGGTGCTTGAGTATGTCCGCAGTATGCAGGGCGATAAGCCGGAAATGCTCCTTCCGGGGCAACTGCCTAGCGCATGGATTCAATTAGAGCAGGAAGCGCAGAACAACCTTGAGTACACCCTCAGTGTATTCGCGCATCAGATGGGATCTGCGCAGGACGCCCCTGAGACTTATCGTGGTATGCTGGCCCTGGACGAAAAGGGTAAGCAGAAACTCAACTTCAAGGCCACCCATGCTCGCATCGGACTGCGTAATCTCGGCAAGATCATTCTACGGCTTGCGCAGCTTACCTACACTACGCCCAAGGTCATCAGGGTCGTCGGCGAAGAGAGCGGACCCGTCAAGGAGTTCTTCCTCAACAAGCCACACATCGACCCGCTTACGAATCGTGTCGTCAAAATCAATGATGTCACCATCGGGAACTATGATGTTATTGTTGAGGACGGGATGTCAATGCCCACCAACAGGCAGGCACAGCTTCAGCAGATGCAGGAGCTATATCAGCTTGGCGTGGTCGATAAGGTGGAGGTCCTGAAGAAGACCAGCATCCCCGACCGGGAGGCCGTCATACAGCGTATGGGCGAGATCCAGCAGCTAAGCGGACAGGTCCAGCAGTTGCAGGAGGCGATGAAGAACATCGAGGGGCTCAACCAGACATTGCGGCGTGAGTTGCAACAGCGTGAGATCCAACTTGGCGTAGAGAAGGAAATGACCAAGGTGCGTGATACCATGCGTCAGACCACTGTTGACGAGCGGGTAACTCAGGCGAGAATCAAGGATGAACTTATCCTTATCAAGCGCGAGGGTGCGATCAAGAACAACAAGAACGAGGTCGCGTATGGGTTCGCGAAGGCGCAAGCGGCGCTGGATGCGAAAAGGGCCAGAATGAAACAGGAGGCACAAGATGAGCGATCAGACAAACACTCCGACGAATGAGCAGAGTGAAGTTACTATTCCTGCACAGCAGGACGACAAGATTCCCGTTTACACCGGGGATGAGGACTTTGCGGCGGCAAGTGAAAAGCCTGCCGAAGCAAAGGTGGAGAATGCGGCGAGTGACGAACCCGACTGGAAGGCCAAGTACGAGGAGGAGAAATCCCGGTATGAGGAGCTGTCACAGTACGAGGCGATCATCGACCGCATGAAGCAGGATGAGGCCCTTGTGGATGTCCTTGAGGCGCACATTAGGGGCGAGATTCCTGGGGCCAGGGCGGCGTCGGCTAATGATAGCAATAGCGACGACGACTTCTGGCGAGATGTAGATGAAACCGAAGCGGCAGGCTATCAGGCGCCCAAACCTCCAGAGCAAAAGCTCTACACCAAGGAGGAAGTGGAAGCCGAGAAGGCCCGGGCCGCAGCGGCGGCTGAGGTGAAGAAGGAATTGGATAATGTGCTCAGGTATCTTGGGGAGAACGGCGTACCAGAAAGTGTCCAGAACGAGTTTATCGCATTCGTAGGCAACCCTAGTGGGGTTACCGGGATGGATTTGCTCAATGTGTTCAAGACCGTAAAGGAACGCGCCGGAGCGCCTATTGAGATCAAGCAGCAAGACGAGAAGCATGGCGGCTCTATCATGGATGTCGCCGGGAAGTCTGACAAGCCCGATCCGAATCGGTACTTGTCTCAGGAAGATGCTGTGGCGTCCAACTACAAGGCGGACCCCAATAACCTATAGGAGATACAGCCATGAGTGGCGAGTTCGTTTCTAATCCTTTTGACCATTCGACTGGTCTTGATGTCGGGTCGTTCAACTCTCAGGACGAGTTCCTGGGATACGGCACCCTGTTCAACAACCCCGACCGCTTCGTTCTGCAGATGAGCAAGCGGATCCACATGCTCAACCCAACCGCCGCGCCGTTCCTTAGCTGGGCGTCCGCGGTTCGCAAGCGTCCCACCGGAGGCACTCACTACAGTTGGATGGAAGACGAGCTCTTCACCCACCGTGATGTGAAGGCCGTCGTAAAATACAACTCTACCGAAGAGGTCTATACGCTGCAGTTGAAGAATCCTGGAGACTGGCAGGCGTTCGAGGCCGCGGCTGAAGGCGATGTCTGGTATGACAACAAGCCGATGATCCACATGCTGATTACCCCTGTGGGTTCGACAGCTCCGGTTCTCGGCGTGATCATCAAACAGCCCGCGTTGTACCTCGGCCCGACGCATCGGTCTTACACTGGTGTTGCTGGCACTGCTACGCTCATCAATGAGATCGTGCTTGCCGAGAACAACACCACGCCCGTTATCGGCGGCGACAATGCCGAGGTGGATGAGATCCCTCTGCATGATGGCACCCATGGCACATGGGTAAACGGTACCGACTATGGCTTCGGGCTCGATTTCACCCAGACTGACTGGTACGCATCTATCGGCGCCGACAAGAACACTGATGTCTATGTCCAGGTTGTTACTCCGCAGGAGTACCTCAAGGGCTTTGCTCAGGGTTCTGGTTTGGCCAACGAGTCGCGCAAGCGGTCGCGTACCTACGGGAACCACACTCAGATCTTCAAGAAGTCGTGGACCATCGCGGACACGCTCCTGAAGTCCGAGATGTATGGCCCGAGCGAGCTGGCCCGCCTGCGTCTGCGCAAGACCATCGAGCACAAGGTGGACATCGAGCGGGCGCTGTTCTTCCAGGGCGGCGGTGTTGAGCATACCGACTGGGGCTCTCTGCCGGAAGCCGGGAAGACGAACCCGAAGACGGTCTTCAAGGGCCTTGGGGTCGGTGTGACTGATCGCAGTAAAGCCGGGTTCATCAACACGAAGAACGCCGAATGGGAGACAGACTTTGTTCTGCCTACCGCCGCTACGCTCAGCGATGTCAATACGCTGGTCGGCGCGGTGTTCGACGATAGCGTGGACAGCCCGTCCTCGACCAAGGTGGCGTTCTGCTCTATGAAGTGGCCCGTTAAGCTCGGCCAGATGGCTCTGCAAACCGGCGGAGACGGCTTCATGGAGTTCGGACAGCGGATGCAGGCGGGTAACGCCATTGGTATCCGCGGCGTGAACACCCTGATGTCCCCTGCCGGCATGATTCACTTCGTCTATACTCCGCTGTTGCGTGGTATCTACGAGAACTATGCCGTGGTTCTGGACATGAACAACATCGAGATCCGCCCGTTCAAGGGTCGCGACACTCAGCTGCACTCCAACGCTGGGTCGCCCGACATCGACGGTCGCCTCGACTACCTGCTCACTGAATTGGGTATCGAGGTCCATCACGAAGGGACTCACGCCCTGCTGAAGCTGGGCTAGATCCCACAATAGGGGGGCTTCGGCCCCCCTAACCTGGAGAAGCTATGACCACCTACAACATCGAGACCGTCACACAGACCGACCTCCAGAATCGGGTTGCCGCTGGGCTGGACGTCGACCTGAGTACGACTTCGGTGCCTACCACCGACCAGGTGGACGCATGGCTATGGGATGCGGCGATGTTCTTGGCGACG